CGGCTCCAAGAACACCAACCCGGAGGCCACGATCAAAAGAAGCACGGCAGGCGGGGTGGCGGCAAGGGCGAACCGAAGGCCGTCAAGCAGACCAAAACGCCGGAGTTCAAGAAGTGGTTTGGAGACTCGAAGGTCGTTGACGAGAAGGGCGAGCCGCTGGTGGTTTATCACGGGACGAACGCAAACGCATACTCAGAGGACAGCTTCAGGACATTCGGCACGAGCGGTGAAAGGGGTGCCTCATTCTTCTCAAGCAAGGCCGAGCTGGCTAACCAGTACGGCGAGGAAGTCTATAGCGTAAGACTGAAAATGGAAAACCCGCTGACTGTCCATATGGATGGCAAGTCGTGGGTGGAGATGGATTCAGATGTGAAGTTTTCTGGAGATGTCACGCAAAGCGTTCTCGATCAAAAGAAGATTGAATCACAAAGGGACGCCGACCTTCTTTCCGATCTGTTTGACAACGACCCACTCGGATTACTGGGTGACACTAGCGGCCCTGATATGGAGTACAAAGATCCAGAGAAAGGCACTCTCGGATACCTTGGGATTAGCGGAGGAGACACCGATAGCGTCGTGAAGTTTGCTAGAAGGCATGGATACGATGGCGTGATATTCAAGGGTGTCATGGACAGCCCAACAACGGCTCAGTCTTCGGTCGTTTCTGATGTTTATGCTGTTTTCGAGCCCACCCAAATCAAATCCGCAACCGGCAACCGTGGCAGCTTCGACCCGGACAGCCCCAACATCACCGAATCCGTTCTTATCGAGCACTTACCCGGTGAGCACGAGCAAAAGAATCATGGTAGGCGGGGTGGGTCGTCGTCCGAGAAAGGCAAGGGCGGCAAGAAGGACGCCGGCAAGCAGACCGAAACGCCAGAGTTCAAAAAGTGGTTTGGTGATTCCAAGGTCGTTGACGAGAAGGGCGAGCCGCTGCGAGTGTTTCATGTAACCAGCGCAGACTTTACGGAGTTCGACACGGACAAAAGCCAAAGGGCTGCGTTCGGGTTAGGTCATTATTTTACAAGAAATCTTGATAGCCTCCGGATGCAGGCCAACGTACCGGGTGATGTGGTGATGCCGGTATTTCTCTCGGTTAAGAACCCAGCAGACTTTGGCATAGTCAGTAAAGTGATGGCCGAAGTTATGAAGGCTGATCCCAGCTTACGTAAGTACGAGGCGATGCTGGAACGTGGGCGTCGAGTGACGGCGAGGCTAAAAAGCATGGGGCATGATGGGGTGCGGGTTGGGGGCGATGAATATGTTGCTTTCGAGCCCACCCAAATCAAATCCGCCACCGGCAACCGTGGCACCTTCAACCCCGACAGGCCCAAGATCACCGAGTCCCGACTCCAGGAACACCAGCCCGGAGTCCACGACCAGAAGAAGCATGGGCGCAGGGGTAGTGGTGGTAAGAAAGACCCAGGCAAGCAGATCAAAACGCCCGAGTTCAAAAAGTGGTTTGGAGACTCGAAGGTCGTTGACGAGCAGGGCGAGCCGTTGGTGGTCTATCATGGGACAACGAAAGATTTTGAAGATTTTGATTTGACGCGTGTGGGTGACAATGCAATCGACTATGGCGAAGGTATATATTTTACAAGCGATGCCGACTCAGCGTCCGACTATACACGAAGTCTTCAAGAAATTGCAGCGTCAGACGATGAGTACCGGAAACTATCAAGGCAGCAAGACGAGGCAATGGGGAAATGGAAGGCAAACGGACTTGCCCCGTCCGACCCTTTGAGGTCGGAAGTTAAGGCTATAATCAAAAAACGATCTGATAGGCTCAGGGACTTAGAGACTGACTTGTCGTCCGGTTTTCCTGAGAACTCTAGAATTGTACCAGTCCACTTGAAGATGGAGAATCCTTACGTCGTCGATGCTAAGGGTGGGTTTCATTACAATGTAAATAAGAAGGCGATTGCAGAAGCGAAGGCGAAAGGGGCAGACGGCGTAATTATCAAGAACGTAGTGGATAGTTCAACGCCAGGAACGGGACATCCTACCGATGTGTATGTGATTTTTAGCAACACACATATCAAGTCCGCCACCGGCAACGATGGCACCTACGGCCTCGATAATCCCAACATCACCGAGTCCCGGATGCTCGATTGAAAGCATAATCCGAAAGACAAAAAGGGCGACCTTGATGGCGATAACGACTGAGATAAATTCAGAGATGGTAGCGAAGTGCCCCGGTTGCGGTAGTGAAATTAATTTTTCTTATGCGTCTGGATCAACGGCCCACGTGTGCTGCGAAAAATGCGGGACGAATTATAGCCTTGGTACTCAAGGCCCTTCGGTGCTGGAATTGATTCGTTCGCTGGGTCTCAATGTCACGCTAGACTATGATGAGTCTTTGCAAGTCCACTCACCTGTTGAGCTGACTGATAACCTATACTCTTGGTTTGCTCGATACCAAAAACCTATTCGCACGATGTTACTGCGAGAGGCTAAAGAGGACAGGATGAGATATTCAGGTGGACCACTTAGGGGAAAGCGTCACAACTGGATACCCAGCTATGTCGGGCAGCGTCACCTAATCCATATCGACAGGGCGTGCTGGGCAGTCTATGAGGCGTGTAAAGTTCATACGGACACGTTGGTTTTCCAGGGTTATGCCAGCAGCAGGGCGAAAGCGCTACGCACGCCATCGGACAAACTTCCGAAGGTTTGGGGGGATTGATTATGCAGTTGCCCAACCGAAAAGAAGAGGAGGAAAAATTTACCAAGCGAATGAAGTCGCTATCCCGCCGGCACAGAAAAATGTTGCTGGAAATTATGGGAACCCCACCCAACCCCGACAACGTGCCTGAAGAGTTCTGGCAGTTGGTGCAGCGTGAGGTGGAAGAGGAGACGGCTGCGATTCTCTTGATGCTTTTTGGAATAGGCGCAAGCACGGCAGCAACCAGCGTAGGCGGGGACTTTTTAGCGAATCAGGATTTACTCCTAGACCAAGCCGAGCGGTACGCTGACGAGCGCTCTCGGTATGCTGCACGGAATTACACGCGATCAGCAAGAGACAGCCTACAGCGGCGAGCTGACGAGTGGACTGATACGGGTAGAGTGACCAAGCCAGTCAAGCCCCCCAAGCCGGGAGACTCGCCCCTACCAGTTCAGCCCGAGCCATTCGAGCCACCCACAAAAAAAGAAGTTGACGAAGGGCTAGACAAGATATTTGGCGATTCCCTTGCGGAAAAAACCGCAGTTGACGAAACCACGGCTGCACAGTTTAACGGCGGAGAGGCGGGGGTCGGTGTAACGGTGGGCATAAGCGACGATGACATCTGGAAAACTCGGCCATGGCTTAGCCGGTCTGGCCCTTGCAAAACATGCCGGGCACTGAACGGGACGCGTCGCCCCGTTTGGTCTGTCCGGTTCCCCGATGGACCGGGGGAATCAGTGCATCCGTATTGCGTTTGTGAAATAATTTACGCCAATGAACGGAGTTAATTGTGGCAGTAGTTCAGGAGACCGAAGTGAGGGTGTACCGATCATACAAGCACCCTTTGTTTGTTCCGAAATGCCCTATCCATGGCACCGAAATGGTTATCTACTCAAGAAACTCTAGCATCTGCTACTTTACTTGCTCGGTGGACAAATGCTCCAAAACCGACAAATCCCCTCGGGTGTCGTTTACGCCCAATATTACATAAAGCGGCATTTGCCATTATTATCGGGCTTGCGGGCGTTGATATACTTGCGGCATGGCAACCAAACGCACGCGTAAACGTCTCTCCGAATCAAACACGCTGTCGGGTGCTCCGGTACTTGAAAGCGAGGGGGTAATTCGGGGGGCAAAGATTGTAGGGCTCGAAAGCGTCAACGGGCGTTTTTACAAGCCGGATGCTTTGCGTAATGCGATGCCCTTGTATGAGGGCGCACGTGTAAACCTTGACCATCCGTCCCGAGACAGCCGAAGCCAAGAACGAAAGTTCACCGAGTGGGTTGGGGTTATCGAGAACGTGACAGAAGGGTCGGACGGGCTGTATGGTGATATTAACCTACGGCAGAAGTCCAAGAGCTACGAGGAAATTATTGAGGCGTCAACATGCTTCCCCGAACATTTTGGCTTAAGCCATGTCGCGGACTGTGAATATGAAAGCGTCCACGGAGTTGACCACGTTCACGCTATAGAAGAAGTGGTGAGCGTTGATATAGTTTTGGAACCAGCAACCACCAACGGACTATTTGAATCCAAGGGTAACCAAACCATGGCAAGAAAGACAAAAAAGACTTTTCGTTCACTCGTAGAGAGTGCCCCCGCGTATGACATTAACCGCAAGCGATTGCAGGAAATGATTGAAGGGGAGAACCCGGTAATCGAACCCGAAGCAGTTGCAGAGGTGGATAGTGCTGGCACACCCGAGGACGCTGTCCGCCAGGGGCTCCTGGAAGCAATTTCCATCAAGCTCGACACAGCAAGCGCCGAACAGCTCCAAGGAGTTTTGATAGCTCTTGAGCTTCCCACTGGAGCCGCTGACATAGCAGCAGGTGAAGCCGCTGACAGCGAAATGCCGCCTATTGAAGATACCGAGGAGATTCCTGTCGAAGAAAAGGCTTTGGAGCTGGAGGCTAAGGTGTCTCGATTAGAAGCAAAAGAGTTGTTGTTCGAGTCCCGAGTTGAGCCTACCGAGCCGCGTATCAAGGCGGTTGCAGCTTGCAAGCCATCCGACCGCAAGGAATTGGTTGAATCGTTCCCCGTGATCGGCGGAGGATATTCCTACGGCAGCAATGGACGCCCACGGACATCACCCCCAGCCAACGGGGCGGGTGGAAGCGGCGGAACTGTTTACGAGAGCCGTTGGAACGAAAAAGCCAAAGCGGCGCGTGAGCAGATTTCAAGATAACTTACCCAGTCAAACAGCAATAGAAACAGAAACAAACGCCAACCAATAAGGCCAAAAAATGAATTCCTTGAAACTTAGCGGTAACTCAAACAAGGCACTACTGACCGCCGAACACGTGGACCACTTTTTCGGTCTGGACGGCAATGTGTGGAACACAATCCAGTCGGATTCTAACGCTACTGTAGCAATTGATGCCGACGGCGTTGGCGGAGTTGTTCAGTTGGCAGTGACAACGGCGGACAATCAAGAATGTTATCTATACACGAATGAAATATTCAAAATTGCCGACGGCAAGCCGATTATGGTTGTGGCCCGACTCCAGTACACGGATGCCGCCACAAACGCCGCCAACGTAGTTTTTGGACTAGCTAATGGAGTTGCTGGCGATTTAATCCCCGACAGCGGTGGCATAAAAACCACGTTTACGGGTGCAGTTATCGGGACGACGGAAGGCGAAACACGCTGGAAGTTGCACGCGAATAACGGCGGCACCACGGACGTGACTGAGCTGGATTACACCGCCGGGGGCACATCCTACCAGACTTTAGCCTTGCACATTGATCCAATCAGCGCTACCCGGTTCACGGTTACGCCGATGATTGACACTTCAGGAAGCAACGCACTTTTGCAGGGTCGCCAGTACGACGTAAACCCACGGGTTCCTCTGGTTAAAACAGAGCTGTCTTATTCTTCGCCCACAGAAATGGCGTTAGTCATTGGGTTGAAGAATAGCGGAGCCCACACCCAGACGTTGAACGTGGACCTTGCCGCGTTCGCCTTAAATCTGTAACCAACCAATAACGTAGTAACACGACACAGCCCAGATAGAGAGCTACTAAAATGATTCATACCGCAGCAGAATGCCGGGACTTTGCCCGCCTCCTTGAAAGCCGTCGCCGCGAGGGTCGTTATTCGGAGGCAATGGACGACTTCCGTGCGTTGCGTCAAAACGGCGAAATCAATGACGGCTTTAGCTTGGCCACATTGTTCGAGTCGGTGGTCCCCGATGGACGCGAAGCGTTACACGTTATCCGAGAAAACCGCCGAACTGGAACGGGCGTTTTCATGGAAGCGGGCGGGGATGCGGTACAAACTACCGACTTCTCGAACATCATCGGCCAGATTGCCTACGCCGACACGATGGAGCGATTGGATCGCCCGGACATGATCGCCGGAAAGCTGATACGCGAGCGACCAGCAGCGACAAGTCAGCAGGAAATAGTGCCAAGTATCACCATGATTGGTGACCGTGGCCAGAACATTGGCGAAAACGAAGAGTACCCAGAGGTAAAGCTGGGCGAGCAGTGGATTGTTGTTCCTGAGATCCTGAAAAACGGATTCCAGGTAGGCGTCACAGAGGAGGCGCTCGCTGAGGATAAGACCGGCCAGTTGATGGATATGGTCCACGAAGCAATTGACTGGCTAGCCATTGGCCAGGAAAAAGAGAGGCTCCGCACGATTCTCGGGCTTACAACCTCCTTCCGCTGGAAGAACGAAGCCGCACAGGCCACCTATGGGAACTCGTTTACCGGGTTTACTCTTGACAACCTGCTTAGCAACTCTTTGGTTGACTACACTAGCATTGACACCGTAAAGAATAGCTTTGCAGACACGACCGACCCGAATACCGGGGAGCCTGTGGTAATCAACGGCGCTATGGACATCATTGTACCCCATAACCTTGAAACACGTTTGGGCATCGTCCTGAACGCGACCGGGGTTGTTCAAGGTGCTATCACCGCAGACGTTCCGCGTCAAATGAGCCAGAACCCACTAAACTTTGGCCCCAACTCTTACCAGATGCACAGTTCTCCATACGTCTCAAGTTTGGTAGACGGGACAACGTGGTGGGCTGGAAAGTTCAGCGAGGCATTTGAGGACCGAGTGGTTTACCCACTGCAAACTCTCGTAGCCGACCGTAACCATTCCAAGGTGTTTGACAGAGACTGGGTCACGCTTGTTAAGGTACGACGCAAGAGCGCCCCAGGGGTCCGTAGCCCGTGGAAAGTTCGCAAGTGCACATAGTACGCACTAGCGGGCATTATCAGAGACTACTTTAACTAACGCACTCCTAGTACATTGAGGCCGAACAATGGCGAAAAAACCAGAGACCGCTGGCAGTAAGAAACCAGTTGATGACGTTAAGTCTTTACGCGCAGAGCTCAAGGAATTGAGGGACGACGCAAAAGAGGCTAGGGCCGAGCTTAAAAAAGCACAGTCTGAACTGGATTCACAGCGCGAAAAGCTGGCCCAGGACCATGCGGCGGCTCAGGAGATTATCCTGAAGCACGAAGCTGAGTCCAAGCGAGAGCGGAAGTTTACGTGTACGTCGGTTGACCCGGTTAAAATGCTGGAACGCGCCAGAAAGATATGGTCAGATAATGCTGGCGAAGCCAATAAGGCCCCTGTTTCAATCACGACGTTGACCTGTCGGGTTGAAACGGAGCCACTTGGCGGAGCTACTCCCTTACCAGCGGCATTGATCGACAATTGCTCTGACAAGGGCGCTGCCGTGTGCCAGTATTTTTCCGAGTTTTCAATGCCCCCTGGTAATTACAAATCTAGGGTCTCTATCATATCCAAAGAAACACATGGGGCGACTGTCGGCAAATAATCGGCAGTTGAGCCGAGTCGATGGCCACTGTTTTGGAAAACTTGAAGGCTAGGAGAGAGGTTCTAGCCCAAGAACTAGCCGACATGGACAGCACCAAGCCGGGGGGGTTGCCCGATCATGGGGGCAATCAGTCGGTGGCGCATCAAGCTTTCTTGATGAACAAGTACCGGCAAATCGAAACTCTAAATAGTCTCATCACAAGCCTTGAGACTAGCGGCTGGTCAATCTCACTCCATGCGGACACCTAGCCATGAGTATCTACGTGTGCACTTACCGGGAAATTCGTAGCGAGGCTACGTCATGACCTGGAACGCTACGACAGCCTACGCTGGTGATTACCAGCACATTGATGGGGTTGAGAGCGCAACGCTAACTCCCAAGGATTCAGCGCAGCACGGCACTACAGGCTACACCGTAAAAGTGCTGTGGGATGACGACAATCCCGAGGATTTGCCCACGGGGCAGCCGGGCCTCACCCAGTCAGTGTCGGCCCTCTGGTTGTGGATTGCAGGCTCGTCTGCCCCAACTCCAAGAGTGGGCGATTTGCTCACAGTGGACTCTGTAGCGTTTACTGTAATCTCTGTGCGGTCAAATCGGCGCAGCGTTCACCGCCTAGAGGTCCAGACCAGATTGGTAAACACGTAAATGGCAGCATTTAGCACAAGCGCGTTATCAGCGATAAACTCAACCACGCAGGGCGCTATCCTTAATCAGATACACGCCCGAATATTGGGCCTTAGCATGACCGGACTGGGCTCAGGCAAGTGGGCAATATGCCGAGTTCCGTGGTTGCCGCAGCTAGCCAAGGAGGTTGGATACCCTTGCGGTGTGATATCACCGTTTGACGAGGAGTTGCCGGACGCAAATACGCTTTTGGGTCTTAACCGGACTGTGTTTAAGTATGTAATAGGTATTGCTCGCGCTAATAACTTCGACCAACAGAACAGCATGAACGTGGTTATGGAGTGGTATCAGACCCTCCGCCTGTCATTCAGGAACACGGCAGCAACGGACCTAGCACCGGGCGGCGGCGGCGTTAGGATGGGAAAGACTAACATAATACAAGCAGGCAGTTTTATAGACGACGATTTTCGTAAGGGCGCTGACTCTCTCTTTTACATCATAGGAGTGGAGGCGGACGAGGCGTTCGGGTAGTGTAATGTATACTTGGGAAATTAGGACCGAGCAAGATTTGCGGCTGATGGCTGGCGAGATGGAGTACGACTACCTCCAGATTCGGCCTGTCCCGGTTCTGAAGGGAACCCTGAAGAAACTAGAGCAGCTACACAAGAACTATTTCGAGTCCGAAACGGGTCCGGGCGGAAACAAGTGGGCACCAAACACGGAGGCAACTGTAGCTCGAAAGGGCCATGGTAATGTACTACAGGACACCTTGAAGCTAATGAAGGCCCTCACGCAAGCTGGAGCCCCTGGTGCGTTGAGAGAAGTTTTTGATGAAGGGCATAACGCTGGGCTGACGTTCGGCGTGGATGACAATGAAATACCTTACTGGAAATACCACGATACACCGGGCGGAAGCCTACCATGGCGTCCACACATTGGCATGGTCGAGCCAGAGTTGAACGCGATTGCCGAGGACTTGATAAACCACAAATTAGAGGGAATGAAAAATGCCGCATAAAATGATTCACCTAACGAGACTGTACAAGTGCGAGATCCGAACTTCAGCCGGTGGCGTTCACGCTCAGGTATCGAAGGGCGGCGAGGTTGTCCATGAGTGTTCTGGCAAAAAGGGGAAAGGATTGCAGGACGCTATCCAGTGGGCAAAGAAGAACGTAAACGAGGACAAGCCCAAGAAAACCAAGAAACCTCAGCAGGATAAATAGCCATGCCTACACCTACCACAACAACCAAAGCTGCCGAATGGGCCTTCGAGGCATCGAACGGCGCGACTCCGTTTTCCGACGAGGCATTTGACTCTAGTAGTGTTTCCTACGAGCCTATAAGCGACAGCGTAGGCATCGTTGAGGAAATCGCACCCAGTGAGTCAATCATGGGATCGCGGTGGGAGTTTACAGACCGGAGCCGAATCACCAGCGAAACCGTAAGCGGGCAGCTAGTGTTCGAGGCCAGCCCCAAGGTGCTAGGATTCTGGCTTCCGTATATTACCGGCGATTCCTCCAGCCCGCACACCATGAATGAGGGTTCTTATTCGGACTTCGATTTCATGCGTTCGGAACCTGCTACGGCATGGCTCTACCGGAACTGCGTCGTCAATCAAGCTGTAATCTCACCCAGCAACGGGCGAATCCGAATCGCCCTAGACATCACAGGCAAGACGGGAGTAGCTAACGCTACTTTTGCCAACGCAGCTATCCAGACCACCAATGTCTACGAGTCTTACCTGGAGGGCGAGGCGACGATATCGCTAGCGGGCACAACCATGTATGCGGACTCCTGGCAGCTTACGATTAACACAGGTCTAGAGCTGTTCCAGCGTCAAAGTACCACACCAAACCGCACACGCCAGGGACCGGGCAGTGTTGAGTTTAACGCAAATGTTGAGTGGTCTGCCACGAACGAAAACCTTATTTATAACAAGGGAGTGCAGGGAATAGCCTTGACGCTCACCCTATCACGAGCCGCGCCAGCGGTTAGCACCGTTTTTGCAATCGACCATCTGGTTATACCAGAGTCCCCGGTGGGGGCTGATGGCGGCGAGAACCTTTGGAACTTTACGGGGACGTCCCGGCGACAAGTCACGGGGGACACAGAAATCTTAACTGTTACCCACGACGAAAATCCCGCGTAGCATCATGATACGTTTACTTACCTACCTTGAAACCTTAGAGCAAATTGAGGGCCGAACAATGAGAGCAAGAATCGCAGATGGATACACTCGCACCGTTTCAGTTGGAGACAATCAAACCATTCCGGAAGTAGAATTTACCTACAGACCTGTTAGGGGGTCGGATATTCAGGACCATGTGTACGACTTGGCCAGGAGTGACAACCCTTCGGAGTGCCAGCGTAAAGCCGTAGCCGGTCGCGTCGAGGACTGGGTAGCCGATGGCTTTGATCCTGGACCTCCGACGTTTAGCGACTTAGCGGAGCTGGACGGCTACGCTTTCCGGGACATGTACAACGTGATTTTTAACGGTCAAGCGCCAGCCCAGGTAATGGACCGCGAAGTAGCCCAGACACAAGACAAGCAAGCGGAGGATGACGCAAAAAACTCGCAGGCGGAGTGAGGCTAGCCTTGCTCCACCCGCAGGTTGGGATGAGAGCCTGTGAAGACTGCAAGCGGTGGCTGTACGACGAGGATACCGGGCAACGGAAGGAGGACGCCAGAACCGGGAAGCCGAGAGAACGCCCCGAACATGCTCCTGTAAGATGCGAGACCAAAAAGGGTTGTCCACGCGGCAAGCCCGAGGATGAAATGAAGGGCTACAATTGGCTTTGTTACTTGCACTATTTGCAATGCAAGGCCACGGGGCAATGGCCTGACGACGAAACCGTTAAAGCTAATGCAGGACTGATTCGAGCTATTGAGGACGATATACAACGATCAGGACAGCGTCGGACATTCACCGCAGTGGAGAATAACAACATACTGCTTAAAGCCGTGCTGACTAATATGTTGCAACGATAGGACCGCAGAATGAGCAATGCCATAGTCAAAAATGCGGTCATCGTCCTGGGCGTAAAGCGGGGCGAAACGGATTTCAATCTGGACTTAGGCCCGGTCCTTAAGGCTCGCCAGAAAGAGGTTGACCTTCTCAAGCAGACATCTCAAGAAGTTTCTGCCCTAGTTCGATTGAAGAAAGAAGAGGAGGCCGCTAATAGGGCGGTCCAAGTTTCCGCACAGAAGTCCGCTTCTGCAATTGCTGAACTAGTTCAAGTAGAGCGAGAAGAGGCGGTAGCTAATATAGCGGTCCAAGAATCCGCGCAGAAGGCTGCCTCTGAGTTGGCAATGCTCCAGCAAACCGCCGACCAAGCAGCGATTTCTTTTAGCACTTCCCTGATTGGGTCCGTGCTTCAGGCCAGCAGCGGCCTGCTTACGATGGCACGAGGCTTTGTTTTGCTAGGGGTGTCAGGGGAGGAGAACCTAAGAGCGGTTGCCGAAAAGCTGGCAGTGATGCAAGGTGCCGTTGATGCTTTTAAGGGGGCAATAAGCGTATACAAGACAGTGATCTCCGTACAAGAACGCTGGACTAAGATAACCCAGGCGAGCGCAGCAGCGACCGCACTAGCCACGGCAGCAGTAAACGCAAACACAGCCTCAAGGGCGGCAAACTCCGCGTCTACAGCGGCTCAAACGACTGCTGTAACAGCTAACACCGTGGCAACGCTAGCCAACGTGGCAGCGAAGAAGCTCCTGATGGTAGTAACAAACCCGGTCGGTGCTGCTGTTGCTGCGACGATAGCACTTCTGACCGCTGCCGTATTCTGGCGGACCCGCGAAACTGAGACTATCAAGGACCAGATAGACGCCCTTGAACAAGAGCGCCAAGCTCGTGAACGGTCTATAAAGGTGGACGAGGCACGCGAAAGACTGGGGGGCGCTAGTCGCAGCGAGGCACGGCTGACCGCTTCTAAGCGACAAGTTAAGTCAATAGATGTCGAGATCGAGGCGTTAAAGAAGAAGGCTAAAGCTGAGCGGGAGGCGCACGAATCGGTCCCACGCTTTAAAGGCCGGCACCAGGAGATACTAGACGGCAGACAGCGCGAGTTTGAGATACTTGAGAAGATAGCCCATCTAAACGACCAGCGGGTGTTTGCTGCGCTATCCGTACAAGAGGCAGAAAAGTCAGTAGCCGATGAGGCTAAGCGAGCTGCCGACGAGAAGCAGCGACTAGCTGAACAAGAAAAGAAAGCCGCAGAAGATCAAAAGAAAGCAGCGGAGCAGTTCGCTAAGTATCAGAGCAACCAGATTAACAAGGAGAAGCAGTTACTTAATGCGCAGCAAGATAGGATTCGGGGCAATCAGGCCGCAGTCGGGAGACTTGACGCTCTCCAGCGTCAACGCTTGGAAAACATAGCCGAGCGAAAACAAGGCGGGCAGGAGATCGGCAGAGAAGACTTGAACTTCCTAGGCGGGCTAGGCGGAGGATTTGCCAAGTTTGCCAACGAGCAATTTGTTGATAAGGGCCAAGGCGCTGGCGACATCCTGAATAAGCTGGGGATTACTAGCGACAACCAAACTGCCGAGGAAGTAGCCGACTCGCTCAAGCTGGGCGAAGACCTAAGAACCGGGATTAGCGACGTTTTTACTAAAATAACTACGACTCTCACCAACTTTAACGACCAGATGGATTCGATCCAGCAGCGTGTGCAGAACGGCGAGGATCAAGCGGCAAAGGGGGCGGCGCTGTGAGATACAAATATGGAAACTTTGTTTTTGACGAGGGCGAGTGCGTGCTTAATAGTGTTTCCCGCACCCCCCAGCGAACGGCTAACGGCGAGGTCTGGCTGCAGAAAGAGGTTCACAGTTGCTCCGGCGAGATGATACCGCCCAGCAATAAGACGACGGACAGAGCGAGACAGGACTGGATCCAGGGCCGCATGAGACGTATTGAGCTTGCCTTGCTCCAGAGTAACGTCGATGCTGGCATGCTAAATAACAACGGCACCCGCTCGGAAAACTTCCTGCTAGCCCGAGTTAGCACATCAGGCGTCAAAGTCGTGGGATTCCAGTATGGTTTTGCCGAACAATCTGAGGGGCTTAGCCATAGGACATTTTCGTTTAGCGTGGAAAGCGAATATTTACACGCAGGCGGCCCGAGGATTTTCGACTTTAAGGAAACTTTTAGTTACGACGGAAACGCGGGGCCGGAGTACGTCGCAGTGGAGCTAGATTCTGGACCCCCAGATATCCAGCAGGTACGGGAGAGGACGGTTCAGAGAATCACCCAGAGCGGTCAAGCCATTGGGATTGGTGAATATCCGAGGTTCCCTCGCCCTGCTTTCAGCAACCTGCCACCAGCACAGCGACCACAAGCGACTAAAGGGCCACCCACAAGACGGGGTCGTGGTGATATACTGTTTCCCATATCCTGGAGATATTCATTCCTGTCAACCCAGAATCAATTGAGATAGCGACGTACTACCATGGCAACAAAAAGATGGCTAGGCAAAGCCTTAAACGTAACGCAAGAGACCACCGTGACGTTTGCCAACACATGGGCAACGGCAGACACCGTAACGCTAACGATTAGCGGGCTAGACCTGATTGTGACAATAGGCGACGACTCCGAAGTTGCCGACTGCGCTGCTGCCCTATCTGCCGCCATAAACGCTGCCGATAAAGATGGCGACATCGTAGGCACCGGAAGCACCCCCGAGTCTCGAAATGTCGGCGGTCAAGAAATCATGGAGCTTCAGGAGCTTACTGCGACGGCTTCCGGGGCGGTGGTCACCATAAAGAACAACACGGCGGGCGTCCCGTTTTCGTTGTCCGTAAGTGCTACCACGGCGGGGAGCGGGACCGCCACCGCTGCGACCGCAGTGGCAGCTACCGGACGCCACTTTGCATCTAATGCCGACAACTGGTCAGGCGCATCGCTCCCCGCTAGCGGCGATACAATACGATTTGATAATGGAGACGTCGGTTGCTTCTACGGCTTGGATCACTTCCGAAACAATGCGGTAGATATTAACTTGATCGTCACAACGGACTACTTGGGGAAAATTGGACTGCCGGAAACAAATGCCGGGGGCTATCTAGAATATCGCAACCGCTTTCTGGAGCTTCGCGATATTGCTTTAACAGGCGGCACCGCTAGCTGGTTGCCTGGAGAAAAAGGCTTAGACGGCAATGGCCCCTATTACATAGATATGTCAGGCCAAGACTATTTTGTAAAAGTGGTAGACGCTGGCCCGGTAAATAAAAGAGATCCGGCGGTCGTAATAGTTGGGGGAACTATAAGGAACCTAGAGATTGTGCGGGGCGCTGTTGTTTTTGAGCCAGAGGATAGCCCGCTCTCTAGTGGTTACACGGGGCTGGCCAACGACTTCACCGTTGGATCGGGTCAAACCTTTCTGGAAGATGTTTACGTCGTATTCGGAACAAACGTCTCCCCCATTGTGCAAAACTCAAACATGAAGGTGTACGGCGGAGAGGTACATTTGAAGTTTCACACAGACCAGGGTTATGACGTAACTTCTAAAATTCTCGGCGGAGAGGTCTACTTTGAGGCCGACGGAAACGAGAAGGCGCTACACGTATACGGCGGAACGGCGTTCCTGAACGGTACGGGCACTTATGCTCGCGCAGATGTCAGGGGCGGGGCAATAGACTGCAATCAGGACGGCAGGAGCAAGACCATCACAACGCTCAATCTTCATTACGGCTCTTATCTGGACCACGCTGACGCCGTCACGATAACTAACACCAACGTAGGCGGGCAGCTTAAAAACGTAACCATTGAGGGCAATCTTGGGCTGGGATACATAGACCTGATTTAGATAGGATAGAATAGATATGGCAATCAAAAAATGGGAAGGTAAGGCCGGAGGCGTTGCCCATGCTTATACCGTTACAGTGGCCAATGCTTGGGCGGCGGACGACACGATAACCGCAACGATCAACACGAAGGCGGTGACCGTTACAGTTGCAACCGGAGAGACAACTACCAACGAAGTGGCAGCGGCGCTTGCGGCAGCAATAAACGCTCCTGGTAAAGACAGCGAAAAAGCAGGAACCGAAACCCGTAACGTCGGCGGACGGCAGTACCCGGAGTTTGCCGAGCTTGAGGCGACCGCTAAATCCAACGTGGTGACAATCACACACAGAGGTCTGGGGGTTCCCTATACGCTGACAGCTTCTGCTACCACGGCGGGGAGCGGGACAGCAACCGCTGCTGTCAGTGTTACGGCAGTTGGACCCCACCACGCCAACAACGCCAGCAACTGGTCAGGGGGAGCCTTGCCCGCAGACGGCGACACGTTGGTATTTGATGAGGGCTCAGTAGACTGCCTTTATGGCCTAAACTACTTCAGGGACAACACGCTAAAAGTGTCATTCTTGCGGACGACTGACTACACTGGTCAGATTGGACTCCCAGCAACCAACGTAAACAATTACCCTGAATACCGCGACCGCTTCCTGGAGTTGTACGACAACGCCGACGCGAAAACTATAAAGTTCGAGAAGGGTAACGTATCCATGGCCGGAGGCTCAACCTACCTGGACCTGCAAGGCTCGACTTATGCCTCGCTGCTCGCCCGCGACCTAGGATCTAACGGCTTTCTGGCGGTGCATGGCGGTACAGTTTCAGACTTGTATCTCGGCAGCGGCGACATAGTTATCGACCCGGACGACGCAAACCAGACAAGTGGGATGACCATCGACGCGTTGGAGGTCGAGAGCTTTGCGGGGACCGCAGTTATTGGACGCAATGCACAGTGGGCAAATGCAGGCACTACCGGCACAATGCGAGGCGGAACTCTGTTCATCGACTGCGCCCAAGATCAGGGCACCCCAGAGCTGGCGCTCAGTGTTCTTGGCGGTGAGGTCCACCAGCGAGGCGATGGCAATATTGATTCCGTGACCATCCAGGAGGGCCTGTTTTCGTGGGAGGCTGACGGCGATGTAACCGGCACGATAAACGTGTGGTCGGATGGAACGCTAGACTTGAGCAGGGACGGGCGAACCAAAGCATTTTCGGGCACGATTAACGTGTATGATTCCGCAACCGTAGACAAGGGAACGCACACTCCCACGCTGACGCCTTTGGGCTGCACGCTTGAGGATGTAAACGTTATACCGTAATGGCAAGCAGCGACCAGAGTTTCCTGAGGTTTGGACCCCTGCGATACACGGGCGGGTGGGATCTTACTGTCGGTCCAGGCGTCCAGCCCGCCACCTGCACGGTTACATTTACCACCGAGGCTCTGGCCAGCCTAACGAGTCCGGTGAACGACCTAGTTTTCCTGCAAGGCTCCCGCGAGATATTCCGCGTTAAGGATTGCCATGTTGTGAGGGCGTCCGGCCACAGCCTGAAGTCCAAAATGGTACGCTGCACAATTATGGATTGGCGCTGGAGGTGGCAGTACGGCTATATCAACGGATCGTATAACATACGTGAGAGCAAGGAACAGGGGTCTAGCTCAACTGAGTGGAAGCGGGAAAAGACTCCGCAAGAGCTTGCCACGCTGCTACTCGAAGCTCTTGGTGAAAAGAATTTTGACGTCAAGAGTCTGCCCAATGACACGAGGCCGACGGTAAACTGGCAGGGAGCCAGGGCTGACTCAGAGCTGACGCGACTCTGTAGCTCGCTGGGTTGTTACCCCGCTCCGGACTACAAGCAGGACCGGGTGGTCATCCATAAAATGGGGGACGGCAGCCCTCCCAATATACAGAGCGGAGTGATACAGGAGGTTCGGACTATGGGCGTGCGTCCACTGCCGGGCACCATTCGAGTGGTCGGAGGCCCGTCGTTGTTCCAGACCCGCCTGCGACTGGAAGCGGTCGGTGTTGACACCGATGGGAGCGTGAAGCCGCTGGAGGAGATTTCTTATCTCAAAGACCGGAGTGGGGCTGGCCTCGACAAGGACACCACCAACTGGGACAAAGAAATCCCCGGCGTGTTCGCAAATATCCACGGAACTTACGAGAAGGATGGCAAAGAGCTACAAATTAGAGACTTAGCGGCGGACACTGTGTACAAAATGTATCGCGTGGCTGGTCAAGCCGGAGGCGAAAGTTGGTCGCCTGAAGCCTTGCGCGGGACCGAGTTTGAGCCAGAAGGACTAGACGACCTGCTGCCGATCAGGGGCAACAAGGTGACCACTCACAAGGGGCCGAAGGGTGGCGACGTCGAGAACCCTGCCACCGTTCACGGAGAATTCGCCCAGGTCAAGCTAGACTACGCTAACAGCTACCCCGGCGCACAGTGGCCAGCGGGGGGCTTCAGCATTGACAACGCTAGCGGAATCGTGTCGTTCCAGGAGCCAGCTTTTAAGTTCGATAAAGTCCTGAATAAATTCACTCCGGCGAATCTTGAGCTGGACACCAGTTACCCCGTGAATAAAGAGGGTGTCTATGTACGATACGAAGAATTCAAAGAGAACAAGGACGAACAGGCTTTCGGAGACTTCCACCACCCGGTCCCGGATATAGTGGCCAAGATTAGCGAGGTAAAGGACGACGAACTAGACAACCGCGAGGAAATTTCCAGCGATGGGAAGCTGTACCTGGAGGATATTGCTCGCCAGTATGCGCCTGTTAAGACCCAAGAGTTTACGCTGACTCGAATCCAACCCATACCACTATCGGGAATCGTCCGCCAGATTACTTGGTCAGGAGGTGGGGGCAGACCGTCCACTACCGTATTTTCGATAAACGGGGAGCATAACAACTACATTCCGCGATACGAAAGTCAGGTCCACAAGCAAATGACGGAGGACGCGGCGCGGAAGCTGAGCAAGGTTCCTGATGATTTTCTACTGGGGGCGGGGGCTATCACATGAGCATCCAGTACGACAAGCCTTTTTTTAACGAGTCGGGGGAGAGGATCCCAGCCTATGCAATCATGGAGTTGCGAATTCAGGATGGGATATATGTGGACGCAGCAGTTGGCGAAGACGATGGCAAATTTGGCGAACACATTTCTGTCGTGAAGCCCGCAAAACACAAGGAAGAGGGATCGGGCCTGTATTTGATAAATGGCCCGACGGACATCGAAGTAGGCGAGAGAGGGCAGGGAACCCGAAGCTGGCCAGCCCGCGTACTGTACGACCGCCACAGCGACAGCACGCCGCTAGCTGGCGAACTATGGGGACCGGAAGAAGATGAATGGCATATATCCCGTGGTAAGGGCAACCTTGCTATAGTTGGCGGTGTAGAAGATTCGGACAACACTGTAAGGGTTGAGTTGGGACCGATTCCCGCATCGGCAGAGCCGATTATCGCTTTACTGGTGGGCGACGTTCCAGCGGCCGATTTTTCGTCCGACGTCCCGAAGCCAGGGATAGGAGACAAAGAGTCCTGCCACATTTTGAGGTGGAAGTTAGACGAGGACGGAAACACCGTTCTACCTCCTACGGAACTCGAAAAGGACGAGGAGAAAGATCCAAATCTTGAGTCCAGTCCAGGCGACCCCCCAATGGTGGAGAACCTAATTCCCAAGCAACGGACGCCGGTAAACTTTAGCGGCACAACTTTGCGAGCAAGCGAAGACGAGCCGATTCTTGTCAGCGGTCACATGGTCAGGGTCTTTGGTTCAGCTGACGAGGGCGTCAATATCGAAACGCAGAAATACGTAGAGGTACTGTTTTACATCTCAAACGTAATGGACTTCAGGAGCTTGCCGGGCTACGAAAAGGGGACTACGGACGCCGATGCTCAAGCACCTTATCACCCAGGCGAAAGCGAGGAATTCCCGGCTGGCGAGTTTAGGTTGGGCCGTGAGGATTGCGGGAATCCCGAATCTGGCGGCGATGATGGTACGGACACTACTGGCCCCACTGACCCCAACAACACCACCGACCCATGACGCAGCCGTTTATAAAAAACGGAAAGCCGGTTTTCTCCGGAGGCCAGCCTAGCTTTGGTTGCGGTGATCCCTGCCAAAGTGTCGAGGCCGCCTTTAGTATCGAATGGGGCCCCATTGAGTGCCTTGCCTACGAGGAGATCGGGGACAGCCCTATAACAGACATTGACGGTGATGGCAATATTGAGCCAAACAACCCTACAGGCGGCAAACGGTGCGTAGAGTGGGAGCAGACCCTCTACTTCACGGACGAAAGTCAAGCCTCCGATGGTGCGGAAATAGTCTCTTGGCTGTGGGACTTTGGGGACGGAAGCACTAGCACGGAACAAAACCCAACTCACACCTTTACGCCCGGAACTGGTCCCACTGGCGTCAACACTACCGACCCAGTATACGACGATGGAAGCAATGAGACTAGCGACGAATTACACCCAATATTAAGGGTGAGCGTTACGCTCACAATAGTCGATAGCGAAGGGTGCGAAAGCACGAAGGACTATAGCGGCGATGCAAGCGGCGAGGAATCCGGCGACGACGGTGGCGACGATGGTGGTGAGGAAGTGACCTGTGACCAAATGCGCCGTCGTATCAAAAGCATGACCGCGACAATATCAGGCATGAGGGAGGATTGCGTTGCCAACACTTATTACTCGCACCGCGAATGGATGCAAGAGTTAGTAGGCGGAGAGCCCTGTAGCATAACTAGTTGCGAGTACGAGCTGGTCAAGCCGGAGGCGACCGAGCATCGCACAGACTTTAGGGATTCAGGATATTCTTGCGCGGATTTCAACGGCAGCTACGAAGTAACTGATTTAGAGTCTGCACCATGGTCAACTTTTACCTATGGGAAAGTAGAGTTTGAGATTGACACCTGCTACAACGGATTGACCGCGAAGACACAATTCGCAGTTGATATAAGCACTGCCGCCGGATGGCATCTGGGGGAGTATAGGGGCTTGCATACCAGAGACGATGGGATGTGTTATATTCCTGTTACAGTACGCATAACAGAAGCATACGTGATAATGTGGCATCCCGCAATGTGGCAGGGGTGGCTAAAAGTTGACCCTGATGCAGACGCTAAAATCGCGAGTGCAGTATTGACCGCAGTAAACCTCGTGGGAGGCCCCGGGACTAGTGATCATGTCACTTATAGGTTCGGACAATGTTACGGTTGGCCGCTAGATGGTACGTGTGACGATGTCCCCCGTGGTGGCATTTCTCACCGCCCGCCCCCGTCAAAGATACCCAATTGCGCGGTGGAGGTAAGATTTACTTGATCGCAAAGAAATGCGTCTGGGTTCCCGACTTGCCGGACGGGGTAATTTGCTTGGGGTGCCGAGCCAAGCGCCCTACCGAGAGGGTCAGGGACTGCCCGCAACCCGCGCCTCCTTGCCAGCACTTAGGGCAAGCAATTGAGCGTGATGGCGTTGCACTCAAAGTTAAATGCGGGTGCGGCAAGAAGAAGCAGGAAAGGATGATGCCAGCTTACGCGTGCGAAGTACGCAAGCGATGCCTGCCGACCGCCGTTTTTAGCATGGAGCAACTAGCATCATGGGCGGAACGGCCAGAGGCGGAACTTTACCAGCTATGCCAAACGTGCGAAGATAGACAAGCACCCTAAACACGAGGAAAACCATGAGCTACCAAACAGCAGCAGCACACCTAAGCGCGGCCAACACCTCCCGCGACGGCTCCGGGGCGAACTTAGTTAAGGTGTTCGAGGCCTACGAGCCGTGCTATGTGGACCGTGTGATATTTCAGTCACTGGGATCAAATGCGGCGACGGCAGCCCGCGTATTTGTAAGCAGCCTAAAGACAGAGGAGGGGCGGACGCTGAACCGAGAGGTCACGCTACCCTCGACATCGGCCACAGAGGTAGCTGGTTTGGCTGCCGTGTCGCTGTCGCTGGGGCTATATCTGGCGACCGGGCAGCGGCTGTACTGCACCGTCGGCACTGCGCAGTCCGCAGGTACGGACGTTTGCGCGGTGGTAGGCAGGTCGCACTCAGATTTTAACGTCTGAGGCTGGTAGTTTAGCCATGGCTACATTTTGTGGGCGGCGAATCCGCGCACACGTAGCGCACACGTAGCGCACACTGGCGCACACGGGCGCACACGGGCGCATGAGTAATGCGCACATACCACTAGAGCGTGTGCGCATTTTACCCTGCCCCCCCGCGAATCATCGGCTCCACCGCGACCGCGTTCGGGCATCGGACTCGGTGGGCACAATCGAGGCCCACCAAAGCGTTTCGTCAATCTCGTCGAGTGCTTCTGTTGCGGCGAAAAGGATATCCGGCCACTTTTCGCGCGCGAACCACTCGCCGTATCCGGTAAGGCTCCCGTCGTCGTTGTGCGTGCGTTCGACGCCGTGATCCCAACGACCATCCCAGGGTCCATCACTGGGTTCAGGGATGTACCCGTCTATGTCCGCGTGTCGTTTGAGCCCCTTGCCATACTGGCCAAACCTTGAGATATGGATTGCCATGATTTTTCTCCCTTATTAGATAGTTAGACCCACCTGAGACCCGAACACTCAGCAACGCTCTTTCGCCAGCAATGATCCGGCCAGCTCACTGTGATCTCTCGGTCTCCGTCTTGCAGCCAATCCGGCCCGAGGTGGTCTACGATCACATCGACCATCTCGCCGTAATTGCCACCTGCCTCGGCTGTCCGGGCCACGGCGAACTCCAGCTCGTCCACCGTGTAGACCTCCTGATTTGTCTTCTTGCGTGTCATTGTTTTCTCCTTTCGTGGTGGTTATTTGATGCTGCTGGGTAGGGTCCGTGGCTCGCCCGTCTCGAAGTCGCTGACAGCGTCATCGTGGCACTCGTAGCCGTGCGATAGCTGCATGGGGCGGTAGGCTCTGGCCCACCTGACTCCGCCACAACGCTCGCGCGTCAGTATGCGCTTGACGCCCGTGGCAGTCGCATGAACTACACGCCACTGACCAATTGATCCCTCGCCAGACAGGATGTAGTATTGCTGTTTCTTCATGATTTCCTCCCTTTTTTTAGTGCCAAGAAAAATCTGTGCAAGCTGACATCTTGCCACGCCGTCGGCAGCGCTCGCAGCAGTAGGTGACAAGGATCTCCTTGCCGCCGTCTTCGCGGTCCCACTTCGGGCCGAGATCCAGAGCTGTGTACTCGCACATTTCCAGGTAGTCACTGCCCGTCAGGTCGCACACGGCCTCCACTAGGTCGTCTACTGTACAAATGTCCTGGTGGTCTCCGAGGTCGTCGGTCCACTTATGTGATCCGTCGTCGGTCTTCCAGGCGTCGTAATAGGTCCACGCGTCCATGACCATCCTCCTTCGGCAGATTGTATCGAGTCCCCTCCGGGGGTCTCCGGTGTCGCGTGGTCATTATACACGATTCCGGGGCCTTGTCCAGAAGAAAATTGGATAATCTTCCAGCTACGGGGTTGCCTGGGCAGCGTGTGCAGCCTATTATCCCTGTATCGGCGGAAGTGCCGATAAACTTGAGGTTTTACCCTAATTACCTATTTTACGGAGGATGCCATGAAGGCGAAAGATTTTGAAACGGCTGTCAAGGTACTGGCTGCCCGTAGCGGGTACACCATGCCGCAGGTCGCGCGGGGCGTTGGGATAGATACGCGCAACCTGACGCGGAGGCTGGGCGCGATGGACGGCGAGCGGTCGTCGGTCCAGCTTCTGGTTGACATCTGCCTAACGGCAGGCTGGAGATTCGCGGATCTTGTGGAGGAGGCAAGTCGAGCCTCTACGACACGACAGGAGGACGATCATGTTGTTTGAATTTCCACAGGGCGACATAGAGCGACACGGCAGCGCCGAGTCGTGGATGGCAGCGAGACCCAACCGGCTCAACGCCAGCGAAACCGCCGCACTCTGGGGCCGCAGCAGGTACGCCTCCAGGTACTCTCTATACCAGGACAAGGCCCACGGCGCGGCTAGGGAGGCTGAGGAGTCCACGCACATGCGACGGGGGAAAATTTTTGAAGGCCCAATCATCGAGGAGACCCGATTTCGCTACGGCTGGAAGATAGAGCAGTGGGATCAACACGCTAGCGTCGTCCATCCGACGCTTCCGGTAGCTTGCACACCAGACTGTTTGATCGTAGACGACGATGACAATCAGGCCCTGGGGCAGATCAAATTGGCGAGCGAGTGGATGAAAAAAAATTGGACAACCGAGCCGCCGCTTGAGTACCAAATACAGTGCCAAACCGAGATGTTCGTCACTGGCGTGGAGATGAGCTATCTGATCGTTGTGTTTGGTTTGTCGAGCGAGCCGGAAGCGATCCCAGTCATGAGGCACGCCGGATTCCAGCGCGAACTAGAGCGCCAAATAGTCGAATTTTGGGATGGCGTGAAAAGTGGACGCGAGCCAGAGGTGGATGGCTCCGATGCCACTATGGAGGCGATCAAGTGGAGGTTTCCGGTCGATGACGGAACGGGGATCGACCTGACCAATGATTGCGATATTTGGGCGCGTGAGATGGAGGCACGAAAGGAATCCATAAAGGCAGACAAAATGGTAGTTGACGAGCTTAAGGCCAAAATCACATCCATGATGGGAGAGCACGCTTATGCCCAGATTGGCGATGAGGCTTACGCCTGGAAAACCAGCAAGCAATCCCGCATCGACTCAAAAAAAATCAAAGAGATGTACCCGGATATCGCCAAAGCGTGCACCAAAGAGGTCAATGTCCGCACGCTGCGAAAAGTCAAAAGTATACCCGACGAAGTGTTCGCGGATATAGATTTTGTAGCGCCAGAGGCCCTACTGTAACCAAATTTCCGACCGTCCCAACAAACGCAGGAGGAGCGAAATGACAGAAAAAAAGAAAGAACTCACAAAATACGAGGGAATCAAAAACAAAATAGACAAGGCACTGCCGGAGATTGCAAGGGCGCTGCCAAAACACCTGTCGCCGGAGCGTCTCGCTAGGACGGCGCTAACCAGCATCGTAAACAACCCAAAGCTGCAACAGTGCTCACCGCTGTCGATACTCGACGCCATCGCGCAGGCAGCACAGTGCGGCCTAGAGGTCGGCGGACCCCTCGGGCAGTGCTGGCTGATCCCCTACGGGTCAACTGCGACCTTGCAGCTCGGCTACAAAGGTGTTTTGGCGCTAGTCTGGCGCTCTAATATTATCAAGGGCGTCAGCGCCGAGTGTGTGTACAAAGGCGACGATTTCGCCTTTGAGCTGGGCAGCTCCCCGCGCATCAGCCACCGCCCAAACATGTCCGACCCAGGGCGCGAGAGCAAGCCCGTCGAATATGTATACGTCGTGATCGACACGACACTAGGCGGGCAGCTCCTCAAGGTCATGGGTCGCGGCCAGATCGAAAAGCACGCGAAAAGGTACAGCCAAGCGGTCAAGTCAAACAAAAAAGATAGCCCTTGGAACGATCCGCTGGGGTGGGAGTGGATGGCAAAAAAAACCGTCCTCCTCCAGGCGGTCAAGCCGATCGAATTGTCGCCCGAAATCAGGTCGCTCATCACCACGGCGGAAGCGGCAGTGTACGAAGATGAGTCCCGAAATGATACCGCCAGCAATGGTAGCGTGATCGACGGCAAGCTGCTCGACCAGCTAGTCCCGGACGAGCAGGCAACGGAAGAGTCAAAAGAACCCAAAAGGCTCGACGAACCACAAGAGCCCGAGCTGACTGGTGGCCCAGATGCCTACTGGGAGCGCCACGTAGACGCCTGCACCACCGGGGCAGACATCGTCGAGAGGGTCAAAGAGCTCGAATCCTACCCAGATCTCGACGCGGAGACGCGAGAGTATTACCTGGGAGTCATCAGGGACCGCCAGGACGCAATAGAGGCAATGGAAGAATCTGCCCTTGCGGCGGACAGCAAAACCGTGTAGCGTGCCTGTACGGCACCAAAGGGAAACAAAAAAGCCATCTCCCCGCCAGCGCGGTCGTCTAGCCCTGTTTCCGGTGTCGTAGCCAATTCTGGGGTTGACCGCGCTGGCCTTTTTGGAGGTCTGACATGAGTGGCGGATGGATAAAACTCTATTGGTCGATAAAAGAGTCAATCGTCTACAGCAACGCGACGACCTTCGCCTTGTTCGCGCACATCTTGCTGGGAACCGCGCGTCGTCGGAATATCCTACACAACGGCATGACGATGGAGGCAGGCCAGTGCCTAATCAGCACGGAGTGGGTTGCCAAGTGGATGGGAAAAAGCAGTCGAACAGTGCGCCGTCACATAGACTCACTGGAGCGGGACGGCGTAATCAAGGTGCTGAAACGTGACCGCAACGGAACGCTCGTAAGTGTATGCAACTGGGACACTTACCAAAATTCCAAAGGCGATGGTGTCCGCGAAATGCAGGCCAACGTCAGCGAAACGTCAGCCGAACGTCAGCGAAACGACACGCAGACAGAGAGTCCTAAGATGCCTAAGAGTCCTAAGAGTCCTAAGAGGGGGGAACCTAAGCGGTTCCGACCGCCAACGTCCCAGGATCTTGAGAAGTTTTGCAAGTCGAAAGAGATTAGTTCTGACTGCATTGAAGACTTTTTAGATTTTTATTCGTCTAAAGGGTGGAGGGTCGGAAACAGTCCGATGAAGGACTGGGAAGCCGCCTATCGCGGCTGGGTCCGCCGACAGCCGCAATTTACAAACTCGCAAACCAATAGCAACGGGGAGCTAAGATTTTGAATACCACCGAACTAAGAACCGTACTTCGCAAATTCTTGAAAGTCTCTCCGGCGTTTATGAAGTGGCGCACGGACAACGCGAACTCATCCGCGAGGGTGCACGGCACGACGCCAGAGCAGGAGTGGGAGGAGCAGCTAGAGAGCTGGGCGCGGACACTGCAATCAGTCACGGAGGCCGAGGGTGTCGCGGTGGTCGAGCGGATGGAAACGGGCAACATACCTACGCCACGGTACGGCGAAATTGCCCAGGTGATCCGTCGGTACGCCATGCTGGCGCGCCAGAACGACAACCATCAGTATGATTTGCAGAAGTCTTTCCGCTGCCTTGCGTGTCTCGACACAGGGATGGCGAACGTGTGGAACCCTAATTTTGTCGAGTCGTACGAACCTATTTTCAGGGGCGTCCAGCGTGAGGAGATAGACCGCACTCGTAACGCTTTCAACCTTGACAAGTACGACCCTGACCGCATGGTTGCGGCGCACAAGTACGACCCACCGGATTGGGTTGCCATGGCTCGCAGATGGTGGAGGGGGCTGGAGTCCAGCGAGGGACCAATTTACCACGTTGCGCTTTGCAACTGCGACAGCCCGCGCACGATTATTCTGAAGCGGGAGCTCGACGAATACAATGCCGGTCGGAGGAAAACAAGCTCCGGCAAAAAGGCAGGATTGCCCGCGTGTGGGGCAGCTACGTACAACCCGGAGGTCATGCCGTTGCGCACAAGTGTGCCTTACGACGACCTCTTTCATTGGTATCAGAGGAGGGGGCAGCAATGCTAACAGGAGCGCAGAAACGAAGCATCATCGCGCGTAGGAAGAACGGCGAAAAAGTTTCGTACATCGCTAAAATTTTCTCGGTAACGTATGGCGAAATTATGAAGGTGCTGAACGAGCCGCCAGCCGAACGTCAGAAAAAATATGATGTAAAGTACAGGAAGATGCGAGCAGTGAAGCAGGATTTGCGTGATGGCGGCGACCCCAAGGTAGTCGCGGATATACATGGACTGACTCCACGGGAGTTGGCGAAAGTTTTAGGCAAGCTGGAGGCTGAAAATGCTAATACTATCACGGAAGATGGATGAGGGAATCATGATTGGCGACGACGTAAGGATGCACATAGTCTCGGTGCACGGCGGAACTGTAAGGATCGGAATCGAAGCGCCAAAAGAGATAGATGTGCACCGCGACGAAGTATATGCGCGTGTGCAGTCAGGCAAGGGCGACACTTTTTCGGAGGCGGCGCAATGAAATTCTACGCCATAGACCCCGGTGACAAAACTAGCGGAATGGTGCTATTTGACACCGAAACAAACCTACCCGAAAAAAAATGGCTTTGCGAAAATTCGGAAATCCGCGAAGTATTGTCTAGCGACGAGCAGCCAACCATGGACTTGGCTATCGAGTACACGCCACCTTACGCTCTGCAAATGAAGGGAAGCGGGCGCGCATACGTGCCAAACCAAGTAGCGCTAACTGCAATCGAGTTGGGTAGGTTTGTTGAGTGCTTTCACGGCAGGCACACGCTAGTAAGCCGGATAGATGTGAAGAAACATTTGCTGGGCCGGTCCACTGGCAGCGACGCGGATGTAACGCAAGCAATCTATGCTAAGTATGGTGGCACTCGAAACTCAGCGGTCGGCCTGAAAAAAAACCCAGGCCCACTATTCGGGATCAAAAAAGACATGTATGCAGCTCTCGCGGTGGCAATCGTGTATAGCGAGACGATGCGAGAGACGGAAAAGGGGGGGGCCGCGTAAAATAAACATAACTTTGGAAAAACCACGCAAAGGTGATAGCATGGATGAAATTTATAAAGATATCGGAAGTGATCCAGGGTATTATTGGAACGAAGTAACCCACTCGGAAATGGAGGAAATCATGCCAGAGAACCAGATGATAACGGTCAGGATCTCCAAGGAGATGCACAGAGACCTAGTGTCTGCTGCTAAGGCGGGGGGGAAGTCGATGAACGCCTTTTGCATCGAGACCCTTAAGAAAGCAATTTACGAAAAAGGAGCAAGCGAATGAGATTTGTCCTAGCGTTATTGATCGCGTCGTCGTGCGCAGCAGTGCAGGCCGAAAACACCAGCAACCCGCAGCCGACGAAGGCAACAAGTTTAGCGCAGAGAAAAGCGGACATCCAGGCCGCGAGTCGCTGCCTCTGTCACGTAGGTGGTGGATTCGGCGGCGGCAGAGCCGAGGGCGTGGGCAAGGGTCGAACACGCGACTCCGCAATCCGGAACTGCTGTTACTGGGGGCGACGAACGCCGGTCCAGATCGGCGTAGCCAAAAGTGCGAATGGGTGGTGGTACGCTTGCGTGATTTACCGGTGAGGTAGTGCAAGGACTTACGAACAACTCCCGACGGATTCTTACTATGCGATATATCAAAATCCCTGAAGTGACAGCGTCCAAGAGCGGGCCGAAAGTGGTATATCGACGCTGGCGAGTTGTCCGTGGACGCCTGCCGCAAAATCAACACGAGACAACAAGCGGCGCGTGCGATTGGGCGAAAAGAACAATCACGGTCCACTCTCCGGTCCCAGCGAAAGAATTATTAGCCACCCTAGTCCACGAATCAATCCATGCAACATCTCCCGACCTAGCGGAGGCAGCAGTAGAGCGGATCGAGGAGTCAGTAGTTGCGGCTGTGTGGCCGCACTTGAGCGAGATATGTGACGACATGATCGAGTAGCACGGAGGTGTAAACATGGCGAAGCGTAAACCAAGAACTAACTTGTTCGCACGGCTGGAAGCCATGCCCGACGAAGACGGAAAACGGGGGACCTCGTGGGAGGAAGAGCTTGCGTTAGTTGCCCCGGACGTATATGCCGAGCTTTCCGAGATCGTCGATCTTTGGTTTGCCGGTGATGCGTCAATCAAGCGAAAGATACCTAGCAAGTCCGCACTTGCTCGATTTGTTTCGAGCATACTGAGGGAGAATGGAGTGGATCGCGCACACAATACCCTCCGCCACACTCTGGGACTGAGGGGCACCGATGGCTAGCCCAAAGAAAATACTCGACTCCATGCCGGACGACATCGACCAGCACAGCAGAGAGCGCCGCCTTGAGAATAAGTTGCGAATCTGCAAAGCAAACGAGCGGCGCGCACTGGACAGAGCGGAGGAACTTGAGGCAACGGTCGAAGCATTTGCGGAACTAGGAGCAGCGCAGACGATTGGCTCACAACCAATGCGAAAGCGTAAAGGCGATAAGCGTCACGGCATCGCAATCGTACACTGGACCGACTGGCACGTTGCCGAAGTGGTTTCAAAGAACAAAACAAATGGGCTGAATAAATTCAACCCCGAGATTTGTCAAAAGCGGGTGGACTCGCTCGCGCAATCAACGGTTAAGATGCTCAGGCTACACCGCCAAGACATCGTAATAGACGAGGTGTTATTGGTTTTAGGCGGCGATTTTGTCACCGGCTACCTCCATCCCGAATTGGAGCAGACCAACGCAATGGGCACGGCAGAGGAAGCCCAGTTTGCAATTGAATTGTTGACGGGCGCAATCAATACATTCTTTGAGCATGGATCACCAAAGAAATTACGAATTGTCTGCCATCGTGGCAACCACGGGCGGACGACGAAAAAACATCAATACAAGAATGACTACGAGACTTCCCGAGAATCATTAGTCTACTGGTCGCTGCGGCAAAGAATTACGGACGAAAGGATCGAGTGGATCATCCCGGAGAGTGATGTCTACTACACGACACTGGTACGCGGATGCGATGTTCGGACATGCCACGGGCATCAGATAAAATACGGCGGCGGTGTGGGTGGTTTGTTGGTTCCGGCGAACCGCTGGGTGCTAAAACAAGACAGCACAAGGCCCGCAATCCTAACCATGCTGGGGCACTTTCACACCCGGAACGTCATGTCCGGCATTGCCGTGGCGGGCAGCATCAAGGGATGGGATGAGTACGCAATGGCGCACGGTTTTAAGTACGAACCGCCTACACAATCGTTTATGCTTTTTGACGTTGCACGCAAGCAAGTTACAGCAAGCTGGCCTATCTTTTGCGAGGAGTAACGATGCAAGGGGACGCAAACAATCAAGAAATAATAGTAGCGAGGATCGAGCAACTCGTGGAAACTCTTCACGATATCACCCAGTGGCCGCGAGCTGAGATATGGGACACAGCGTACCAAGTGGCCTCGCAAAAAAGGGAAACGCATTTTTTGGAGAATCTGCCCAAGCCACAATAATGCGGAAACAATCGCAAGCTGAAAAGCGACAAGACCGGCATCATCGGTAGCCGCTTGGTCGGCCCGACCAAAACGGACAAAACACCGACCACCAAAAATAGAACCGAAAAAACTTAGCGGCGTTTCTTACGGAAATTAGCCGCTTTTCTTCTGCGCGGTCGGATTGGTCGGCCCCAAAACACCGACCGACCACGCCGACCGACCACGAAGGGAAGTGCTGATAGGAAACGCAATGCAAAATTTTTTAGATCGCTAGACGTATGGCCCCAAACGCAACCCGAGCAACGAAAACACAACCGTTTGAAGCAGTATTTAAGTGTCAAGCACTTTTTCAAAAAAAAATTGGAGCCGACAGTATAGCACTTGACGGCACCGGGGCAGAGCGAAAGGCCGAATCGGCAGACTTCACCAAAATCGAAATGGTAAAATGGGGTTTTCAATCAACCCCCATGAGGCACCAAATGAAATTCCGAAAAAGAGGGCACCGACGAAAAGCTGGCTATGGGCTAACGTACCCGGCCATTGGTCAACCGTTCGCGGTTTACCGAGGGGATATCGTGGGCGGCGTCAAAATGCCCCGCGTACGTTGGCTAGCCATAGCAATAACACCGAGCGGGGAGCGGCTAGTTTCACGGCACCGATCTCGAAAGAGGGCTGAGGAATCTTGCCGCAAGGCGGCCCGCCCGCGTCATCATTGACCAATTAAACTGGAGGAAAGCGATGAAGCATCATCACTACGTTACGACTGTTGAAGACACGAGAGACTGGTTGCTCCACTTCGGGCTGGGAAAAACCCAAGCAGAGGCCGACCAGAATTGCCAAACAATCTGTGGAAAGCGGAAAATGAAAAGGGCGCGGAGATGGGTAGCCAGCAGCGACCTGCCGTTTGCTCCCCGGAACCGCGATGCCAATGAGGATGAGGCCGATGTGTGGGTATGCACCGGCCATTACATCCGTGCGATACGAGCAGAATTAAGCGAGGTCACGGGATAAGGCGTGGTCGTGGGGGGGCGGCTCGCGTCGTCCCCCTACGCATGTATTTGCACCAAACCCAAAAAGTGCCTAAAATCACGGGCTACGCTTTGCCGCTTGCGGCAAATGGCTGGACCCAGTGGCAAGGTTTGCAGGCTACCCTTAACGTGTTTGCATGACTAAGCAACAAACTCTAACGCAGAAGGGGGGTGGTTGATATCCGCGAGTTGCAACTCCGCGCTCGCCGTCTCAATCCCAAGGATAAAACCATGAACGCAGTTATTGTATTGAGAATTGTGCTACGAGTTGTGAAGTCAATCGCGTCACGCAGGCCAGACAGCGAGGTGGCGCAAATCATCGTGGACGCCATTGAGGTAATCCTATCGGCGCTAGGCGAGCACCATGCGGTCACTGCTAGCGGGCCAAGCGAGTTGTCCGACGATGATGTTAGAGAAATCAATTCCGCAGTGGATGAGATAAAGTCAGTAAGTTAATGGCGGTAGGTAATTGGCCGATCTCTATCGACCGCAATCTACTTATGGAGGTAACACGTGAAAAATTGGCTAATTGTCGGACTGTTGACGTTTTGCGTCACGCTATTGTCCATAGTTGCCGGTGGCTTTTGGTTAATGCTGCAAGCAATCCAAAGCCTGGGCGCACCCAACCCGGAGCCCGGACCGGACCCAGCACCCAGCTATCAAGTATTAGCCAAGCAAGCTGTTGTTTCTGACGATACGGGTCTGGCCGACGAGTACGCTGCTGCCGCGTTGCAAGCTGCCAGCGACAAAATAAAAAGCCCGGTGGCAAGTGCTATCAAAACAAGACGGCAATTCGCTGCATTTATTTCCGTGCTCGGCCAGACTCTTGGGGCAAACGAGCCATACAAGGTAGACCTGGGGCCATTGGTTGCTCAGGGCTTTTCCTGGATCGAGACAACCGGACCATTTACCGACTCTGATCGCGTGAGGGCATCCCGCGAGTTCGGTGAGATGGCGCTAGCTTTCGACGCGATATGAACGAACCGGACAACATGCACCTGTGTGGATACCGCCCGAATGTAGCGGAAACCGATAGGTTCGTTGAGTCTCTGCCCATTCGCCGGATGTGTGACGCCGGTGAAATAATGCGACCACGCGAAAAAGTGGACGTTGATTTGTGGCGTCCGCTCCTGGAGTGCAAACCGTCATGGGAACGCGGGGCGCAGGGGATCGGGGATTGCGTAAGTTGGGGGGCGGAGTTATGCGCTACCATGCTCATGGCAATACAGCACCAGCTAGGTGTTTCCGAGTTCCGGGGCGAAGCGGCCACGGAGCCCATTTATGGCGGCGGGCGAGTCGAGGTCAATGGCGGAAAGTTAGGAGGCTATCGAGATGGTAGCTGGGGTAGCGCCGCAGCCGAGTGGCTGGAAAATGCCGGAGTACTCCTACGGTCGGACTACTCGCAAGAGACCAGAATCCCCGAGCACGACCTCCGCAGGTACTCGAAGGAAAAGGCAAAAGAGTGGGGCAATTATGGTTGCGGGGGAAAGTTGGACGCACGCGAGGATTACAACGGCAAGCTTGACCAGATAGCCAAGAGGCACCCAATAAAGAGCGTGACCAAAGTCGCTGATACTGACGAGTTGGTGGTAGCTATGAGCAATGGCTACCCAGTAAGTGTAGCGTCGATGGTTGGATTTGGCCGGATGAAAAGAAACGCCGACGGAGTATGCCGCGCAAGTGGACAATGGTCCCACCAAATGATGTTCGGCGGTATTCGCTGGGTTGGCGGTCGCCCTCAATTCCGGCAGTTCCAAAGTTGGGGTCGAAGTTGCAGCGGGCCGGACCCCGGTATAGAGGACTTCCCAGCTATCGGCCATTGCTCATGGTGGACCACCGAGCAGGACGCGGCCAAGCAGTTGCGTTCAAATGATTCTTTTGCGTTCAGCGGATTGGAAGGATTCCCGCCCCAAAAGTTGGATTGGTCGGAAATCGCAACCCATTGGGACTGGAGGTAGCAATGCGGTATTTGTTTATCACGATGTTAATTTTGGCAGGATGCCAGAGTAAGAAAGACACTACTGACGATGGAACGGCGGCGGCAGTTGGTCGCGCGCAAAGCTCGGTAGTTCTTTCGTTTTGCGCACTGGGTGACGGTGACGAAGTACCCTCCCCACCGATCCCGTCACCTAGTGCGGTTTGTGAGCGATGCAACGGAACCGGGACCATAAAGCCTGACGGTCGTATATCCCTAACTTGCCCAGACTGCGACGGCACGGGCAAAACTACACAGACCGGCACAGCGGCATCGTCAGGTATTTGGTACAATGTTGATAAAATTGACGAGATAGTACACAAGTCCATTCGGTGGGAAGACGCACCGCCCGACAATCCGGACAAGCCAGTTCTGTTTTATTTTACAGCAAAATATTGCAAAAACTGCAAGGTGCTGGACCGAGATGTGTACACTGACCAAAAGGTTATCGACGCAATCAGCAACGAAACCCACCCGGTAAAGGTAGACATCACAGGGAAAAAAACGCCCAAGGGAATTACGGCAGTCCCGGCGTTGGTGTTGGAGTACAATGGCAAGCCGAGAATTGTGTGGGACGCAAACAGTCCACGAATTACGAAAAATTCCATTTTAAGTTGGCTTTATAAAGCCCTAGCAAAAGTGAGGTAGTTATGAAAAGCAAATATCTATTTTTTATGTTATTGGTGGCTTCGATCATCTTGTTTATGGCCATGACATTAAAAGCGCAGTCTGTAAGTTTTGAGTACCGACAAACCTACTCGCACGCCCAGCAGGCTCGTCACATCTCAACGCCAAGGCGCACCGTCTTGTCCTTCTCCGCAAGCAGTTCGGCAAGCCCTCAACGAGTATGCAGTCGAATCCGGCCCCTCCGTAAAGCGGGCCGTGTGGTTGCGAACACTGGGGTCCGTGCGTCCGGAGTAGTCCGTGCAGTCGGCAAAAAAGCGAAGGTCGTACTGGAGACTCCGCAGCGAATAGTCAACCGTTGGCAAGCTAAGGGCGGGCCACTTGGCGGAGCATTTCGCTGCAAAAAAGGCTGCGAATGAGGTTTTTTAAGAGGATGTTGCGGCAAGCTCTGAGGCGCAAGTCCGAGCAGATCATTGGTCACTATGTCGTGCTAGTGGCCAAAACCGCAGCGAGCCCGCTTGTCTGGCTAGTCAGCTACTCAAGCGGAGAAACAGAACTTAAATACCCCGAATTTGTAAAACAAATATGGCGCAAACCATAGACATTAATAAATGCGACACATGGATATCAAGGCACGACGTAGCGGTTGCTCCTGGGGCTGTGCCGCCATACCGCTACCGAAAATCCAGGAAATTATTGATAGAGTACGCACTAGACGAGTTGGCGACAGGTACGCCGAGGGACGAGCTTTGTGCCGCAGTTCGCAAAAGAGCCGTAAAAGAGTTGGGCGTCAACGTAAGCCTTGTGATATTGGTCTTGAGCGTTGCAGCTAGGATAGTGCAACTAGTATTAATTTGGATGGAGCAACAGGGGGATTAAGGAAATGCGAGACAATGGAGTTGGCAGCGATGACCGCAGACGAAAAAACCCCTGACGACCTAATCGGTCGAGTGATTTATGGCGCTAAGCTACTCGGACCCACGACAGTGATAGCTGGCGTACTTGTGTGGCAGGGCATCCGGATGACCGACGCCTACCAGAAGGAACGCGTACACGCGCTGGAGTACAATCGAGAGCTGACCTCCAAGGTTGTGGAGGGCCTAACGAATTCCACCCACGCAATCGAGCATATAGGCGATGAGTCCAAGGCGACACGCGAAGCAATCAAAGAAAATACGGAACTCACCCGCGAGAACAATCGCATGCTAAAACTAGGAGTTGACCGATGAGCTGGTTCCACCTGAGTATCAAGAATGGAGACGTCGTGTCCTGCACAGACGACTCTAATTTTGGGCCGGATCGTTGCTCCGAAGCGATGTGCAAGCGATTCATCAACGTCTACACCGATCTTACAATCTCCGAAGCCAGAGAATACAAAGGGCCAATTGTGGACGATGATGGGCATCATCTACACCCGCATAGCTATCGAGTGGACTTGACGAAGGTTGTACCTGCTGGTGAGCATCATAAGATCCAGGACCGGGATGCAAAGTGCTGCCTAATCACAGACCCAATAGATATAAATCTTATCCAACCGATTGAAGTGAGGTGATCCATGTCAACTACCACGAGTTACATCACTACTGCCACATCCGGTGCCGATGATTACCCTGATTTGAGTACGTGGAACGATGCTGCAAATGATGGAGGTGCTGGGGGCGAACAAATAGCAATTCTGAAGCAGGACATAGTAGATAACGTAAGCCTGACTAGCTGGACATCGGCTGTAAACTTCACGATCAAGAGCGACAGGGCCGGAGTCAAGAGGACGGTTACCTCTTCATCTGAAGGGTCTGGGGGAACTCATATGATCTATTCTGCCGATGCGGACGCTGGCTCTCTCACAATGGAAGACATCATACTGGACGGAACCGGGCAGAGCACTTCTGGTGCCGGGAGGTCAGGCGTATTCACTGCTAACGGAACCGACTTGCTTACGCTAAGAAGAGTCCACATCAAAAACGTGACACAACACTCTATTCTGGTTTGGAGTAATTCGAGGACGGACGAAGTGAATTGCGACAATTGCATATTCGAGAATCCGGGGGGTACTGCCTACCGTGGCGCTCTAGACACCATGACGGCTACCTTCCGCAATTGTCTATTCGCGGATTGCGATATTGCTGCGCAAAACAGCGAAGTGGAAGAGACTAATGTCGGCAACTATTACAACTGCTTGAGTTTTGGCAACGGGGGAGATGATTTTGCCCATGCTAACACGGACGCTGAAACTAACGTCCGGCATTGCGTATCACAAGACTCCACTGCCGCAGACGGTAACCACGACGACAACACAGGCAGCGTAGGAGGCAAAACATCCACGGGGACATACTTTCGGGATTACGCCAATGGCGACTACCGACTAAGGCACGACGACTATACCAACTGGACTATCAACGGAGAGGCCGCAAATACCCCGGCGACAGACTTCGATAATAAAACTAGGCGGTTCAACGACATCGGGCCGTTTGAATACTTCTACGAAGACTCGTCTTCGATTGGACAACCAACTGCGAAACCAATAGCAAGAGCAATAGCCCGCTAAACAGGAGAGTACTATGATTTTCTTAGACAATTCCACCTCGACATCTAAAACAGATTTCCAGTATCTAGCGCCCGGAACTTGGAAGTTCCACGCCGACATACCGGGGACTGATGCAGCCGCCGTGACCATCCAGCAGCGGCAGAAGGGCAGCAGCATTGACGACGATGTAAACAGTATAAGCGGCGTGGTGTCACTAACATACAATGATGCAGCGTCACTAGTCACAAGTTCTGGCGAAGAGTTTGCCGTCACAAGAACAGGTGGCGGTGGCTCTACTGCTATCACCGTGGTAGCCAACCGAGTGCCGAACTGATAGCGCCGCGCTTGCAATGACTACCTTTTTCCGGTACTATTTTCCGGGAATTACCCCCCCCGATTCACCCGAGCGGTAAACGAAGGGGTCCATGATGGGACGCAAACGAAGCAAGAAACGCCGAGACAGTACGCTAGATTCACCCGACGACGGGAAAACGAATAGCGAACCGCCTACGGAACTCAGCGCAAACACGCCAATATGCGACGATGATATAAAACTCATGCGCAGGGCAGTGCGGGAGGGGTGGGTGCGCCAGCGATGGCCTACTAACCTCACCCTCAAGGAGTTCAAAGAGCGGACAAAGGGCAGAAGTCTCACTCTGGTTGAGAGGATTCTCAGGCACACCCATACCAAGCTCATCGAAGGAGAGGACCGGCTGCAAGTCGAGTGCATGAAGTTGGGTTTGCAAATGGAGGCCCAAAATCTCAGGGAGGACTTGGCGCAGATGGCTGCAAAGCAGAATCCTGAGATCCCAGTTGCACAGCAGCAGACAGTCATTAACCAGTCCGGCCCGGTGGTTATGATCGTACCCAGCAATGGGCGCGGCCCACGACCCGACCAAGTAGTGGACGGTCGAGTAGTAGACGACTGGGACAAAAAAGAAGGCGAGGGGTAGTCGTGCATGGAAGACCAATTTTCTAGCGGTGAAGTGCTGGAACCTATAAGGCCGCAAGAGGGGCCGCAGACCCGAGCGATGGAGTGCGGGGCGGATATCCTCATCTATGGCGGGCAAGCCGGTGGCGGAAAAACCCATTTCCTTATCATGGACCAGGCGCAGTGGGCTCATGTACCTGGATATACCGGGATGGTATTTCGCCGGGAGAGTACCCAGTTGACTGGCCCCGGCTCTCTGGTCGAAGCTGCTAGCGAAATATTCCCACGGGTGGGCGGCAATATGAGAATGAGCGCCCCACAAATATGCCGGTTCCCGAATAACGGACTCGTAGGCTTTCGGCACCTCCAGTACGAAAAAGACAAGGAAAGCCACCAGGGTAAAGCGTATGCCGTCATAAGTTTTGACGAGCTAACTCACTTTACAGAAACGCAGTTCTGGTATTTGGTGACGCGGAACCGCTCGACATGCGCGGTTGAGAGCTACGTTCGTTGCACATGCAACCCCGACGCTGACAGTTGGGTGCGTGATTTTGTTGATTGGTGGGTTGGTCCTGACGGATTCATTCTTCCTGAGCGGGATGGAGTTCTACGTTGGATGATCCGGGGGGAAAACGACGAAGGTGATGACGAAATACTATGGGCGGACAGTCCGGAGGAGTTGCCGGTCGTACAGTTCAAGGGGGAAGTTGTGAAGCCGTTAAGCGTCACATTCATCGAGGCCAAGCTGGAGGACAATCCGGCGCTTATGAAGTCTGACCCCGGATATGCTGCAAGAATAGCCAACCAGCCAAAAGTGGAGCGCGAAAGGCTGGGTTTAGGCAACTGGAACGTAAGCGACCAGCGGGGGGCCGAGTGGGGTAATGAATATTTCCAGGACATTTGGGCGGAACGCTGGCCGAGCGAATTTGACCTATCTGTGGTAGCCGTGGACGCATCAGAGTCCGGGGATGGGGATGATTGCGGTATTGTTTTCGTGGGCTTGTCGGGTGGTAAGCTATATGTAGATGCAGACATAGAGCCACGACCGGCGAGCGACGTAGTACCAGCAACGGCAAAGATGGCAACGGCACACTTGGCCGGGGAGATCGTGTTCGAGAAAGTCGGATTTCAAACTCTCCTAAAGCCTGAGATGGAGCGGTATCTAGCGGCCACAGTCATGCCAGTGGCTCCGGTGGGATTGATTGAGCACCACGGAGTAAAGAAAATAGTCCGCATAAAAAGGCTAGGCGGATACCTGCTAGGTGGCCGAATAAAGTTGAAAAAAAACAGAGCAGGGTGTAAAACGCTGTTAAGGCAGCTTAAAAAAACGGGAGTCAAGGGGTTCCACGACGATGGACCCGACGCGCTAGAGATGGCAATCCGACGGCTGAATATGATAGCACGGTCAGAAATGCAGTCGAACACACGAGAGGAACAACTGGTCCCATGATAGTAACAATGGAACAGCATCAGCGGCAAATCAACGAGGCGCTGACGGGTAGGCGTCTAGCTAGCCAAATTTACGAGCACGCCGATGAGTTGGACGGCTGGCACGTGGTCGGCGGAAACGAGCCCGCAACATATACCGGCGGCCCCCGCACTTATCAAGACCACATGACGATGATACGGGACCGGGAGGATGGCAGGCTACGGCCATTCTTTGAAAATGAGTGGGACTTGAGGCGTATGCGTGCGATGAGTCGCAGATTCGCAACCTACACCTCGATAGCTGTGGGCGCGATGGAATCGCTGAACGTGTACGTTATGGGCGGAGATTGGGAATACAAGATTGAGCCCAAAAAAAACCAGAGCCCAAATCCTAAGCTAGTGGAAGAAATCCAGCGCGTTCTGGACTCAAACCTGGAGCGTAATGACTGGCTGGGGTTGATGGATTCCGAAATACACAACCGCTCACGAGAGGACGGTTGCAGCCCAATCGCACTGTACGGCGCAAGAAACGGCTTGACGGATTTCCGCAGGATAGAGCCCGAGTGTATCACCGAGCCAGCAAATACAGAAAAGCTAGACAGGTGGCTAGATTCTGAGGGTAGCTCCTGGACGTTTGGAGTTCACACGGTTTACGATCAGCGGATGAAGAAAGTGGACCACACACGGCACGCCGGGTATCACTGTGTATACGACGACGGCGGCAAGAACTGGGACTACATCCCCGCATGGCCGCAGCTAAACCTCACGGACGGCGAAGCGAAATGTATGCACTTGATAAACCGCAACGTCACGCAGTCCAGCAAAATGGGGGTCAGTGACTACTTCCCGGTCATGACGGACTTGGAGCGAGAGGACAAGCTCAATCGCAACCTTTCAGTTGGTGCTGCTATTCAGGCGGCAATTGCATACATCGAGAAGATGGGTCCGCAAACCACTAAAGAGGACGCATCGGCTGAGCTAGGTGACGCACTGGACAAGTACTCAAAAGCAGTAGCCAAGAACCAGGGGACCACACGATCTAAGCGAAACCTCCCTGCTGGCCACGTGATAAAGACAGACCACGAATACCAAGCCTCCCCAATGGGCTCGATGAGGCAGCCAGTATTCGTAGAGGTTGACCAGTTCATCATGAAGAGGATCGGGCGGCGCTGGATATTCCCCGACTACATGATAACGGGAGACACCGGCTCAGCGAACTTTGCTAGCACCCTGGTGTCAGAGCACCCATTTGTGAAAGCACGGGAGAAAGACCAGCGCGCTTATGTTCGTGAGTTTAAGCAGATACACATGAAAGCACTGTACATAGCCTACCTCCACGGGTGTTTTGACAAGTGGGTGAGTGACTGGAGCCAGATAACGCAAACCGTAGATTTGGTAATTACCCCGCAAGAAGTTGCCAGCCGGGACAAGGCGGCAATTCTCAGCGAGGTCACCGCGCTCTATGATCGCAAAGCAATGGACGCCAATGAGATGCGCACGACATTGGACCGCGAGGAAAAAGAAGAGTACGCGGGAGTCACTAAAAAAGACCCTCCACCAATGGCACCGGGTGGTCCTGGTGGCCCTGGTGGCCTAGGCGGTCCTGGCGGCCCTGGTGGCCCTGGAGTTCCCCGTCCTGATAGCCAGGGCGGTACGCAAACGGACGGAGACGCTCAAGCCATCCAAAGGGCTAGGCCCGAACAGAAGTCCACAGGCTCAGACGGCCCTCCTGTGGGCGTTCACAACGTCCGCACCAAAGAGGAGGCGCGTCGCTATCTGGAGTCCCTGACGCCCCGGTATGGCTCCGTGGTGGCGCAGTCTAGGGTTGAAAAGCAACTCTATGAGCAGTGGGATCAGCTAGCAGGAAAAGATATTGCCCTAACCGTGGTGGACTGACATGGTAGTTCTCGTAGAGCAGAGACCAGGGGAAAACCGCGCACAGGCGGTACGTCGAATAGCGCGCGCACTTCTTGCCGAACACCAACCCGGTGGACACGATCAGAAGAAGCATGGTAGGCGCGGTGGTGGGTCATCAAGATCAAAAATTACGGCATGGGCAGAGAAGAGGTTCGACAACCCGGAACACGTTAAGGCGTTCGTTGAATGGTTTGAAGACTCGAAGGCCGTGGATGAGAACGGGGAGCCAATTGTTCTATACCACGGAACCAGAAGGCCAGACCGTGTAGGGGATACCTTTGACCCTGAACGAGCTACGTCAGGCCCGATGGCATTTTTTACCGACGACCCTGAAATAGCTTCTAAATACGCCAGTGACAAAAAAGACACAAGCCTTGAACCTCCGGCAGATTACGCTGAATGGTATGAGACTGAAATTCGCGGCGAAAAACGGGATATTACAAGAACTTGGTACGCTTTGTCTTCAGCAGAAAGAGCCGAAATAGCCGAAAAGCTCCCGCACGTTACCAACATGGACGACGAAGGCTTTACCGCCGACGAATACCGACTGGGAAATAAGAACGAGCATGGGGTTGCAGGCAAAGGTCACTGGGACTGGACAATAAAGAACGAAAGCCGGGGGAATGTTTTAGACGCAGCGAAGCGAATTTATTTAGACAGTGGAACTCTGTACAACCGCGAAGAAGAATTTATCGACATCTTGAAACTTGGCGGAATGAAAACGCCAGTTAAGCTAAAAGACCCGGACCAAAGCAACCCCGCCGTTTACGCTGTACACTTAGACATAAAAAAACCGCTTGATACTAGCAACATTCCAGACAGTGTGATTAGCGCCATCGAAAAGGCTTCCTTTGACGCCCCCCCAGCAGAATCTTATGGCGCAGACTCGTGGGACAAAGATACCCGCGACCCCGGAGAATGGGTTCAGTCTTTGAAGGATAAAAACGAACACGTTTGGACTAGCGTTCCAGATTTTGTTACAGACGCTTTAAGGGGTGAAGGCTATGACGGAATCAAAGACACAGGTGGCAAGATGGGGGGCAAGGGCCACGCCGTATGGATTCCATTTTCTTCGTCTCAAATAAAGTCCTCCGTTGGCAACCGTGGAACCTTTGACCCCGATAACCCCAAGATAACCGAGTCCCGACTGGTCGAACACGGAGAGCACGACCAAAAGGGCCATGGTAATTGGGCGAGAGGCATAGCAAGCAAGGGCAGCAAAAAAAAGACAGGGGACTATGCGCTAGATGACGATGTGCCGGTAGAGCCGGGCACCGCCCCCATTCCCGAGGGGCACATAAGATTCTTTCACTACTCAAACATTCGAGAAGACCAACCAGATAATATCGACTGGGAAACATTTGTTCATAACAGAGCAGTGTCTTTGAGAGATAACGGGATAAAAATGACAGGCGCGAGGGGGGAGCAGTTTGGTGAGCCCAATCAAATATGGGCGACCAGGAAGGCACCAGAAAGCATCGGGAAAATATATGTGGAGTTTTCACTACCCCATGACGACCCTCGCATCGGCGGGACGATAGGAAGGCGGGAGGGAAGCATTGAGGAAATCCAAAACGCCACAACTGACGCTACATTCACGGGAGATATAAAACCGGATGAGATCGTCGCGGTACACGAACCGTGGCACAAACACGCTAGATACATGATAAAAGGAGGTAGTTTGGATCGTGCTGGAAAGGGTGAGTTTGACCATTTTCTGACACGGCGTAGTCCTGATGAGATAAACGAATTTGCTGCATCGGTTCGTCGTGCAAAAATGGTTTACGACGAGCGGCAGATAACCGAGTCACGGCTCCAGGAACACCAACCCGGTGGACACGATCAGAAGAAGCATGGGAATAGGGCCGGAGGTGATTCCGAAAAGGGCGGACCGGAAGGCGGCGCAAAGGACATTGACACCAAAGGAATGTCTCCCGAAACCGCCGAATTGATTGAGAGACACGGAGCAGAAGGAAGTTTGCGCGGAAAGTCTCTCTTGGAGTTTTTAAGAAGAGAAAGCGAGCTAGATAATTTCCGATCGCTTCACTTAAGAGGAGAACCTGATTGGCGAGGTGTAACCCCTGAAAAAGTAAAGAAGTACTTAAAAACTATATCGAGCGATCATGGAGAGTTAAGTTTTCATAAGCAGGTTTTGCGATATGACGATGCCGACGACCTTGAGAATCATCTTTTTTACCACGGCAGCGGGGGGGGTATATCTGACCTCAAGCCGAGCATTGCGATGAGACAGGGAGAGTACACATCTGGCGGAGGATACGGAGAGCAGTACTGGGGGATCTCCCTTTCTAAGGACAGGGAAATCTCCAGCAGCTTTACAGGCAGCTCCGAGTTTGGCGCGGTGGCTCCTGTGCTACTCAAGAAAAACGCGAAAGTAATATCAGCACCATCTATCACAGATGCGTCTGAAATAGAGGACCAAATAGCGGATCTATGGGAGAAAAAGATTGACGCAGTCAAGATAGGAGACTGGTCAAAAGAGAATAGCGAGCAGGAGCTTTTAGTCCTAAACCCCCGCGCTATTACGGTGGGTAAATCGGAGCGGTTCCAGGTTCATAATAAGAAAAAGATGCCGTCGTTTAGTAAAAGCCAAATAAAAGATTTGCATGACAATGCGTTTGAGCGATATAGCGACGAGTCTATCAAGTCAGTTGAACGCCGCAGGCAAAGGTTGGCCGCAAAACTCCCCGGCAATAGCAAGTACCAGCCAGGAAGCGAGTGGTACGAAAAGAGTCTAGCATCTCGCAAAAAGAAATTAGCCAAGATCAAGTCATTCGTTGATGACCGGCCAAAGATTTTGGCCCAGCTTTCAGGTAAGTACGCCGAGCGGGTGACCGATCCCGATAACCCCAAGATAACCGAGTCCCGGCTCCAAGAACACCAACCCGGAGGCCACGATCAAAAGAAGCACGGCAGGCGGGGTGGCGGCAAGGGCGAACCGAA